GTAGGCAGCTTCGACAGCCGGTCAATTTTGTACGAGTACAGCCGGAACTCCTCGGCAGTGTGCACGCACCGTGTATGGATGACGACCTTTTCGAAGCTGCGGATGAACGCCACGCCGTCCTCGACGCTGCCCTCACCCTTGGTGCACGGGACGACGTTGGGGTAGCCGTGCCGTTGGAGGTAGCTGATGGTCTCAGGCCGCGCGCTGTCGGCACGGATCTGGCCCTTCTTGCTGCCAGGGATCTTGTCGTAGCACGACGGCAGTACATCACTGTCGATGTTGCATCCGTAGAACTCGTACTCGATGTACAGGCGGTTGTTGGCGATCCAGCACTTGACCAACGTGGACGGGTCGGTGAAGCCGAAGTCGGCGCCCTTGTACGGGCCGTCCCAGTCAGGCTCAGGCACGAACGGTTCGATGACGTACTTGCCGCGCATGATCTGCGCCGCGCTGTTCTTGCGGAACTTGCCGCCCCAGACGTGCTCGGCGGCCTCGGGGTCGATGGCGTAGAGGTAGTCCTTCTCAGCGCGCAGTTCGTCGGGAAACCACGGATTGTCCTGCCAGCCGATCTCGACCACGATAGCGCCGGGCGGCTGATTCTTGATGAACCGCTTGCTGGTCGGGTCGGTCTCTTCGTCAGGATTGAACGTGACCCAGATCTCGCTGCCCGGCTTGCGGATCGTCGGGATCAGCACGAGCCAGCTGTAGTCGCTGACCTTCTCCGCTTCTTCGACCCAGACGATGTCGATGCCTTCCATCGACTTGATCTTGGTCACGTTGTTGCGGATGCCCGCGAAGATGAACTCGCTGCCCGTGGTCTTGCAGACGATGGTCTTCTTCTGGATGTCGTAGACCTCGGCCAACCACGGGTCGGCCATGATCTGGTCGCTCAGCAGCTTGTGTACCGAGTCCTCGATGGAGACTTGCAGTTCACGCGCGCACAGGATGCGCAGCTTCTTTTGCGCTGCCATGACCAGCAGCACCTTCGCCACGCCCCAGCTCTTGGCACCACCGCGACCGCCGTGAAGTACCTTGTACCGCGCCTTGTTGAACAGGATGCGGAGCTTGCTCGGGATGCGCAGCGTGGGCCGTTCCGTGCGCTTGGCCTTGGGCGGCTCAGGCGCATCGTACAGCTCAGGGTACAGAGCATGGAGGTTACGCTGACTCCGCAACAGAGCGCGCTCTGAGACACGCAGGGCCACGATCAGTCCTTGCAGGTCGGCTTCATGCGGTAGGTGCCGGCACCAGCACGCGGGCCAGATTGCTCACGTGGCGTGGGCAGCGACATGACGTGATGGCGGTGCGGACATTCGACCATGCTGCACGCGCTGAACGTGCGCTGGTCGTGATGGCACTGCTCGTAGTGCCGGCACTTGATGGGTGGGCTGACTTGTCCCATACTCACACCCAGCGCAGATGCTGCAGCAGCCACACCACGAGGTGCGAAAGGCCGCTGAACAACAGGTAGCCGATGACCATGACGATGATGGTTGCGACGATGGCGTCACGCGTGCTCCAGAACATGTCAGTTCTCCTGAGTGAGTTTGGGCTTGCCGTCGCCGTCGCTCTCGACGAACTCGATGAGGAACGGCACCGGGCCGGTCTGCTGATCACCACTGCCTTGCGTGCGCACGGCGTTCTTCAACTCCACCGTGCTGATCTTGCCGTGCATGTAGGGCGCGGCGGCTTCGGCGTACTTGGCTGCGAACAAGCTGCCGCCCACCATGAACGCGCGACGCATGGCCATGACCATCACGTCCAGCGGCGTGGCGTCTTCGGGCAGCTCCATCGCCTCTTCCGGCGGCGGCTTGCGAGTGCCGGCAGCATAGCCGTCAGCGATGGCTTTGGTGCGGCGCACGCTGGCGCCCTTGTTCATGGACGCATTGGCCTGCGCCTTGGTGGCGGGCTTGCGTGCTGCGGTCTTCTTGGCCGGCTGTGCGGCCCTGCGCTGGGTAGCCATGATGTACGGGTCGAGTTGTGAGGTCGGCCCGCAGTTTGCCTCAGAGCTTGCGCTTGTACGTGCCACCGTTGACTACACGCATGTACTTCTCGAACTCGCAGAGGATGTTCTGCGCGTCCTGCGCGTCCACGCTGTAGCTCGCACCCATGCTGGCCAAGATCTTGTTGGCCCAGTCGCGCACCTGGATGACCGTTGCGTGCCACGTAAGGTCGGAGTTCAGCAGAGCGGCGCCACGCTTGGAGCCAGGGCCGGGCACAGCGAAGTCGTCCAGGTCAGGCAGCTGCATCATCCAAGGCATGTGCTCCTTGAGGTCAGCGATGATCTGACCGCCGATGAATGACCCGATGCCGTGCAGCTTGCGCAGGCGCTTAGCGTACAGGCTCAGGCTACCGGCAGGCTTGTTCAGGATGTGACGGTTCGTCCACGCGTCTTCCCAGACCTGATGTGCATAGAACTCAGCCCATGGCGTTGCGTGGCCGTGTGTGGTGGCCATGTACGCTTGGCTGCGGATGGGCAAACGAAGCTGCAAGCGTGCGTCCAAAACATCCTGGGCGCGCTGCGCGACGTAGCCAATAGGCGACCCCACTGCACCTACCGACAACAGCGCATGCACCGTGTCCGCGTGGTTGACGCAGCGTGCCACCAGCACCACGTGCGGCAGCGCACCCAGAGGGACATCGCGGTAGAGCTTGAAGAGCGCGATCGTACCGGCGTCCAGCGTGCGCTTCAGGTTGCAGAAGCGGTACATGCGAAGGATGTCGTCCGTCGGAGCCGGGCCGCCGTGCTTGCGCCACAGATAGGCCGTGTGCCGTTGCTGTATGAAGTGGGCGAGCTGGTCGTGGATGTGTGCCATGTCGGTTCCTTGTGTTCAGAGCGTGATGGGGTGGTGGCGGACTCGGCAAATTTTGCGAGTGGACGTGGGGGTGTGGTTAAGAGAACCCACCCGAGCGACCTCCCGACCGTGGTGCCGTGCGACCTGAGTTGGGATTGCCAGTTCCAGGGTGGGTCACTGAGGGAGCGCTTGGTTCCTTCCGATCGCGCCACAAGGTCGGTCGGTTACCGGTTCCACCCCCTATAGCCCTTTAGGGGCTAGGGGGTCGGAACCATCGACCAGACTGCCATTGATGGTTCCACTGGAACTACCTGGAACTACCCTGGAACCGGAACTACCCCTGGAACCATCGTTGTTCAGAGGATTTCCTCCTGAGCCTTCAGGCGCAACCAAGTGCGGCCCATCTTGGTGATGCGCACCTGATTTTGACCGCCGCTGGACTCCATCTCGATCCAGTCTTTCTCCGTGTACAACTCCAACAACGCCTTGATACGGCGACGGTGAATGTGTGCGCCAATGGACACCTGCGACTGGCTGATGAAGTCGTCATGTTCTGCGAGGAACGCCAGCACAGCCTGCGCGCTGGACATGTCACGGAACTCTTCGTCTTGCATGACCTGCCGTTGCTTGGCTTCAGCGAGTTGGTGTGCTTCAAGGCGCACGAGTTCGGGACGGGGCATGAGCAAGGCTCCTTTGCGTTCGAAGATGTGAGTGCCCAGAGGGGCGGAGTAGTTGTGCTTGACATGTTTGAAGACCGCGTACCGCGCGACGGTCTCAGCCGTTGCGGGCAGGCCGTAGTTCAGTGCGTCCTTCATGGGCATGGACACCAAGACACCCACCGACCGCGCGTTGTCGGCAAAGCTGCTGGCGCCGCGCAAAGCTCCTTGGTTGATCTCGTCCAGCTGTGCCCAGGAGCCGGCCTTGGACATGTGGTGCAGCACCATGACCGCGCAGTTGGCCTGCTTGGCAATGACCGTCAGGGTCTGCATGTACGCGGCCATGTCGGCGATGTTGTTCTCGTCGAGCTGGTGGGTGTACACCGCCGGGTCAAGGATCAAGAGCTTTACCTTGTTGCGCGTCAGGAAGCCTATGAGCCAGTTGACGCGCTCTGTGCGCTCGGGCGTCTCGAAGCGGTCGGACTTGGTGAGGATGAGCCACGAGGCCGCGTCGTCATCGGCCGCGTACATCAGCAGGTTCTGGGCGAGCGTGCCACGCACGTCGTACAGCGCGTCGTACACTCCACCGTCTGCTTCAGCGAGCTGCGTGACCAGAGCGTGAACGCGCTTGTGCATCTCCTGCTTGTCGTCTTCGTACGATACCGCGAGCGACCTGATGGGGCCACTGGGCTTGAAGGGGCCGAACTCACGACCCATCGCAGCGTAGACCGCCATGTGCAGCGCGAGCATGGACTTGCTGACACCACCGGGGCCAGCAATCACCGTGACTTTGCCGACCGGGGCCATCTGCTCGATCGCCCATTCACGTGCGACAGGCTCGGTGGCAAGGTACTGCAGCAGGTTCGCCTTCTCGAGGAACGTGGCGTCATCGTCCAGCACACCAGCCTCGGCCTGTTCTGCGGCCGACATGTAGTCGTTCTCACGCAAGAACCTGACGAGCGTGCCCATGGTCAGATGAGGCTGTCCGTCCGTGTCGGGCGCGGTGTCGAAGCACTTGACAGCGGCGCGTGGATTGCCGTCGTAGTTCGCCTCGTAGTACACGGTCTGCGTGTCGTTCTCGGAGTCATGCTCGTCAAGGAACGGACAGACGATGTAGTGCATGCCCTTGTGCTTGGGGTTCTCGCGCAGGTACAGGCCGGCTACCTTGATGGCTTGCAGGACGAGATCAGCCTTTGCCTCAGCACGTGCAAGTCCGTCTTTGGCGTCGTCAGCCGCAGTGTCCCAATCGGCAACATCGCGTGCGTCAGACCGCTCGGAAACCGTGCCCTTGCTTGCGACAGTTCGCCAAGGCTTGCCCTGATGGTAGCTTTCGTAGTACGAACCGCCGTCGAGCTGGGCCGGTAGGTACATGGCCTGCGAGAGTACCCAGCTCTCGGGTTGAGTCCATTCCTCGACGCCCAGTTTCTTCGCGGCTGACAGCGTGCTTGCTCGTAGAGCCGCCACTGCATGTTCCACTCCGCCATCAGCTGCTGGGTCGATTGGTTGGCCGAGGGGGAGCACAACTCGGAACCGAGGAGCATCATCTGTGTGGGATAGGCTGGTGTAGACCCAGCCTTCGCCGCCCAGCTCCTCAAGGCGCTGCGCAACGAGTTCAGGGCTTGGCGGAGGAACATCGTGGTCTCCTTGTTCGATGTCGAGGGTCAGGTAGGTGCGTGCCTTGACGTGCGTGTCGTCGCGCTTGCGGCAGGTGCCACCGACGAAGTACGGCAGGTGCCGCTTGACGTTGCCCTTCTCACGCTTCGACATACCTTGATAGGTATCGAAGTCGGTGTCGACTTGCAACGGTTCGTGGAAGGAGTCACGCAGGTCAGCGAGTGTCGCGTCCTCACCACTGAGCCGTGGCTTGGTGTTCGCGACGCCACCTTGCGTGACGTAGCTGTAGGGGTTGGCTGGCATGGGTTCGTGGCTGTCGTTGGTGTAGGCTGGGAGGCCGTATTGTGGGCGACCGGTTCCAGGGGTAGTTCCAGGGGTGCTACCAGTGGTATCTGGCACCTATGGCCGACCCATGCGACACTGGCGTCACTCCACGGGAATGGGGTGTTGTCAAGGGTTCGCTCGTACCTCCCTGATCAGGTCGTCATGACTCGCCAGTTAGGCCGGTTCATCGCAAGGTGGCCGGCCTTCTTTTTCGCCTGAAGACCCTACATCAAGAAGGCTCTTGTGAAGGTCGAGTTGTTCGCGCATCATGAACGCACTGACTCAACGAACTAAGGTAAACGACATGCAACGCTACGTTATTGAAACCAAGCAGATCGATGGTGGTGTGTGGCTGGCCCCGTGGAAGAACGGCAATCACACTGCCCGCAGCAAGGCCGCTGCACTGGTGGCGATGCGCACTGCTAACACCATCAACGCTTGTCCCAAGCGTGTTGTGGACACCAAGACGGGCAAGGTCATTGCCACCATCGGTGATGACGAAGCGTGGGCTGAATATGCGGCTCGTTGCCAGCAGATTCGCCAAGATCGGGAAACCAAGGCGTTCAACTACGACGCGCCGCTGAACTCCGAGTTCCTGGGTGCTGCCAAGCCTCGCGCTGGTGAAGACTACTGACATGGCACCGCAGCGCCTGAGTCCCTTGTTCGCGACTGACCCCCGCGTGCTGCGGGTGGTCAGCAGCCGGCTCAATCTGATCCGCGCCTTTAGTATCGAAGCGGCTTCGCGACAAGACCCCAAGTCCAAGAAGGTTTCTCGAAGTCGGTCAAAGAAGGCCGCAACAAAATAGCCGTGTAAGTACGGAGGGTACCATGAACGACAGCAACACCGTCATCCTGGGCAAACCGTTGAAACGTCTGATCGGCGCGACGCGCTGGCATGACGTCATGCACACCCCGGTGCAAGTCAGCGCAGAGACCTGGGTTCGTTTCGTCGCCGTCATGGGGCTCGAACGCAAAGGTTCGAACCTGTGGACTGATGGCACCTGTGAGTACATGTTCGAAAGAAGGAGAGATGACCGTGCGTAACACCGCTTCGAAAGACAAGAACGTGCGCCTCGTGCGTGCATACCACACGGCGACCGAGACCACCATGGAGTATACGGGCTACGGCTTCACTCTATGGGTGAAGCACACCAAGGATACGCAAGGGTGGCGCGTCCAAGGCGTCCCCGGCACGCACAAGAAGTCGGCTGCCATCGCCCTTGTAGCCAAGGCGCTGTTTGATCTGCAGGGGGTCTGACCGTGTCGGACTTCGAAGCGTGGTTGCTGGTGACGGCGTGCAGCTTTCTAGGCTACGTCTCGCTGCGCTGGCTCGTCGTACACCTGTACATCTTCATCCGCCTGATCATCTACTTCACCGTCTACGCTGGCGCGGCGCGCATCTTCCGCACGCTGCGCGGGCGCAACTGGAAGTAAGAAACTTCTGTAGAAGGGTCTTCTGAACACGCGATACTTCCTCATACCCCACATGGAGACCGTCATGCTCAAGACCCTGCTGCTTCTTCTGCTCGCCGCGCTGTCGTCCATCGAAGATCACGACCCGGCGCGAGTCACCCGCATTCGCACCCGCGCTGAGGTCAGCGGCAGCCGCATCAAGCGTGATGGCGACACGGACGAGCACGAAGACATCGTACCCACGCGCAACGAAACACAAGTGGTCGTGGTGTTGATGCAGTACGACACGCCGAAGGCCGTCGTCCACGCTTGCCAGAAAATGGGCGCGTGGCCTGGCTGGACGGACACGCAGGTGCTGGCGGGTCATCCGGCCCCGGGTTGCAATTCGTTCGACCCTAGCACTAAGGTGTGCACCATTCATACGCTGCGCCCCCGCTTCGTCGAAGACGACGACCGCATGGCCAACGCAGGGCATGAGCTGCTGCACTGCTTCGAAGGCGCGTACCACAAACAAGACGCATAAGAACCCGCGCTGTCGAGCCGCGTGACGCTCGACGAACTGCCCATTCCCAAGGATGAACCATGACGACGATTTTCAAGTTCCCTGAGTACGAGCAACACCCCATCGCCGCTGAGCTGATGCCGGGTGGCATGGACGAGCAAGAGTTCGAAGGCTTCGCCGAGGACATCGGCGAGCGCGGTGTGCTCATGCCCATCAGCCTGTTCGAAGGCAAGGTGCTGGACGGATGGCACCGTTACCGCGCCGCTCGCCAGCATCAGTGCGCGTTCAAGACCGTCGAGTACACCGGCAAAGACCCTGCCGGCTACATCGCGTCGGTGAACGTGCTGCGCCGCAAGCTGGGCTCGCTGCAGCGCGCGCTGGTCGGTTGCAAGCTGCACCGCGAGCACGGATACACCCAGCGCAACGCGTGCAAGAAACTGGGCATCTCGAACGAAGTGCTGACGCTCGTCCTGCGCGCCATGGACTCGAAGAACGCCAAGCTCGTCAAGCGTATCGAGACCGACAGCGATTTCACGCGCGGCATGCTCCGTGAAGAGTTGGAGGACGCTGGCCTGATGCGCACCAAGAAGGTCGAAGCAGCCCCCGCCGCTCCGAACTCCGTGTTCGACACCAAGGCCATGCTGTCCAGCGCTGCCGCATCCGCCGGTCTGGACGACGTTCTGGGCCGCGCTACCGATGGTAGCGACGACGGAGAGGACGACACGGACGACCTACTGAGTGTCCCCGACACGGGCAAGCGGCGCACGCACCCCGAGCGCAAAGGGAAGGCCAGTGCGGCTCAGCTTCTGCAGGAAGGGTTCACGGCACTGATGGAGGACGAAAAGAAGACGTTCCTCGAGATGATCTGGCCCGTAGCCCGTGAGTTGGCCCTGGAGTTGCAGCTGCCCGGCACCAATACGGCCCCGGCCAAGCCCGCAAAGGCTCCTGCAGAGCGTCGAGCGGCCAATGTGGTGGAGACGTCTACCCCCAGGGCCGGCAAGCGCAAGGACGACGCGCCTACGACCCCGCTCGACGTACTGAAGAAGGCCGTCAAGACCAGTCCGGCGACGAAGGCCAAGAAGTCGGCCTGAGCCACACTGCATACCCACGCCGACGCGGCCCCGGCATCACGGGCCGCACACAACGGAGAACCCAATGGACAAGAAGTACCTCACCAAGCTGGCCGAGCAGATGGACGAAGCCGCGCAGGTGTTCATCGCCATGTCCGGCACCTTTCGAGCTGCCGCTGGCGGCACTGCGAGTGGCGGAGTCAATGGCAAGGCTGGCGGCGGGGCCGCTGCCAAGACCGCCAAGGGCAAGCCCGAACCGGACGACACCGGCAGCGACGACGCGGTCGACATCGAAGCCGTCCGCGAGAAGCTGAAGGAGCTGGCCGAGACCAAGGGCAAAGAAGCGATGGTCGCCGCGCTGGCCGAGGTCAGCGCCGCCAAGCTGGCCGAGGTCGACGAGTCGCAGTACCAGGAGCTGTTCGACAAGGCGCAGGAGCTGCTCGACGCCGAGGACGAAGAGCCGGCCAAGCCCGCTGCCAAGAAGCCGGCCGGCAAGA